TGGTTTCTGCAAAGATGTCTGGATCTAGATCATCCGCAATACCTGCCATGTTCTTTATTAGTTCAAGGGCGTACTGGTATTCTTCGTTTGCCCCAGGCATTTCAATTTCAAATTCTTCATTCATTTTTTAACAACTCCATAAGTGTTAACGCCTTCGGCATACTCTTCACAATTTAAACAATAGAACCCCTCGCCTGGGTCGTACTCAAGGTCAGACTTGTAACAGTCTTCGCAGTACAACTGCCCATCATCTAGGTGAGCAAGTGCCTCGCACGCTGGGCAAGATTCATGGGTATGCCATCCAGTTGGTGAGTCACAGTCTTCATACTCATCAGACTCAATCTCTACATCAGGATGCTTATCACAGAACTCTGCGTCTTTAACGTTCCACGGGGCGCAAGGGTCACTTGCCTCCGACTTTCTTCTGACTTCATCTATGTCAGTCATTATCACTCCTTTTTTATAAAGCCCTCGCTTCTTCTTTGGTAACAGGCTTGACACTTCAATCGTCCTTTGAACTGCGTAAACTCAGACATTGGCTTGAGTTGCCCACAGTTTATGCACGGTCTGGTGTCACCAACCGTTGCATCATCTGAGAGTTGAGTTGGCTTGTTACCTTTAGCAAGCCATTCTTCATACGCATCGTTCATCTAGCAGTTCACACCATTTTCAGCCATGAAGATTTCCACCCCAATATATTCATCAGGAAAAGTTTCATACGCTTCAGACAAAAGCTTCTGCAACTTCACCAAGATTTCTATCTTGCTCTGCGTATCCGCTTTGCCGTCATGGTTGGTAAACAATGGGATTCTGGTAAGCAACTGCTTACTGTTGTCATGATCATCCCCATGAGTGTAGATCCGCAGACCGTGGTCAGCGTATCGGTGCCAAAATAAATTGGCAGGGTGCGAAACCTGAAAGACATCAGTGCCTTCTGTTAACTGCTCAAGCTCCTCTATGCGATTCTCGGCTACTCGGAGTTCCTTAGTGGTGCGGATGTGATGCTCTTGATCCAGGCTGCGTAGCCTGATCTCTTCTTTCAACTGCTCTGTTAATTCTTTCTTTGTTGATGTTTTCATACTCACCTCTTATTGCTTTGTTTTTTAATTGATACCGCCTAATGGCGTTCATCTTCCATTGAAGACTCCATCAAGAGTTCTTCTACTGTAGTTGGGTTTAACCTACCCGACAGCGTCATAGATAAAGTTGCTATCAAAGATATCAACTCATCATTTTCTAAGTTGTATAGGGCTACCATTTGCTCGGCTGTTAATTTCATTTACTTGTGACCTACTCTTGTACCGCCACTATGTGCGTGTATGTTTATTTCTTTCCAGTGGCTTTTCATTTGGACTTGCTTCCATGTTTTGCTATGGAGAGTGTTTATAAACCCGCTTTCGTTTGCAGGTAATGCTTTGCGAAACGATTTGGTGTTTCGCTTAAGTCGTTTCTTTTGTTTATTTGTTTGCATAATACCTCCTTAATTAGTCCCGCCTTCGGCCACACGGACGGGAACGTGCTACTAGGAAGTAGGAATCTCCCTTGGCCTTAACTATTTATGTGCAACTTTTAGCTAAATCAATACTACATAACCAGAAGTTGCAAATTTCTTACGACCAGCTTGCAGTCTCTAGGCCAGCGGCTGGTGTAGCCTGTGCCTGTTGTGGCTGCTCAGTCTGAGAGTGTGGTTGTGCAGGTCCAGCACCGGCCTTGAACCCAGCAATTTTGTTGCTTGGGCCATTTCCGTCTTTGCCTGCCTCAACCTTAACGCTGCCAGTGAACTGCTTGCCCATGGCGGCGCGAAGCATGTCAGTGTTCAACGTCTGTGATACATCTTGGCCAGTGGCTCCGATGAATCCCTTCAGGCGAGACACGCCCACTTGGTTGTTGAGCACGAAATACTCCCAGATCTTACGACCTGCATAGCTTGGTCCAACTACGTTGAACTCAATCTTGATCATGTCGTTACCCGCTTTAGACTGCGTATCTTCATACGTTGCAGCCGACAAAGTGTAATCACCTGCTGGGAACGGCTCAGAACCACCGCCACCTTTACTTGCTTCGATGTTACTTACATCGATCCCTTGATCTAATAGACCCATAATGCTGCTCCTTAAGCTGCTTCTTCGTTTTTATTTGCAGACAACGCTGCGGTGTATTCATTCATGAACGACTGCCATGAGAACTCAATCTTCGATGAAAGACTTATGCGAGACTTCGCGTCAAACGCTGCTGCGAACTTGGTGAACAACGCACGGTTGCCGTAGCTCACGCCTCTCGCCTTCTGACCATCTTTGATCAAGGTGGTTTCGTAGTTAGCGAACAAGTTAAAGTCAACCCAGTCCTTAATCAGGGCGTTGACCTTCTTGTTGCAGCGCATCTCCCAGCGATCATAAGGTTCCAACTCTGGATCTTTATACGCCTTGCTTGCAACGTGGCTTAACAGAATGATGTTCATGTTCTTCTGTGTGTGCAGCGCATTAAACCCTGACAACAAATGAACCCATGCATTCTCCTCTGCCACATAGAACGCGCCGTACCCAGCCTTGGGATCTGCCGCACTCGACCAGCCATTCTTTTCACACACATATGCTTCGCCCAACTTGGCGGCAGCATCAGTGGTGTCCAAGCAAACCGTCTTGTACGGGTGGTCCTCTGCGAAAAGCGTCCTCACTTGCTCGATAAGATCTTCCCAAGTATTAGCTTGAGGGAACCGTGGCGCATCAATGAAAGACAGACCGTCCTCCGCTTGAATGAAGATCGGCGCATCTGCGTTGGCACCAAACGTACTCTTGCCTATACCATCTGTGCCTTGGATGTTAATCCGCACTGGGGGTATTGGGCCACCGCTCTCACGGGTACTCGTAACCTGCTGAAGTAAAGACATATTAGTCCTCCTCTTTAAGTAGTTTTTCAGCGTTGATTGTTTTGACCTTGGGGTCACCTAACTTAATTGAATGTGCGTCATGCCATTTCTTAGCTTCGGCTGGATGAGCCAATGCATAATCTTTGAATGAACGCATATCAACTTTGTATGTAGTTTGCTGAGTTAAAAAGGAGGGCCAGTCTTGCTTTGGGATTGATTCAACTACTTCATCGAGGATGACTTGATCCCAGATGTGATCTCTCTTGATCTCGACAGTTATGCCACTGTCTGTTCTCTCACCACCTTCATTGTGAATCGGAGCAAGTATTGCACTTACTTCTTTGGTATCTAAGAGTTCACGGTTCAGCTTCCTGATCGTTTTCTCTATCTCACCTTTCTTGCTTTTTGCACCTGCTAATTGCATCGCTAAACATTTCATGCTTGTCATGCTCATCACCTTTTCTTATCAACTCATCTCTCTACGAAACCGATAGTGCACCAAAGTCTCAGGAAGTACAATACCTTCTTATAAAATAATTTTACAAACGGATATTACATCAGTAGTATGAGTCAACTGAGCTAACAAAAAGAAGAGTCATGGAATTTATGATTGAGCAAAACGTGCCGAAGCCAAGTCACCCTACTAAGGGGCAAGGCAAATGGCAAAAGCTTTTGAAGAAGATGGTTGTCGGTGACAGTGTGTTCCTTGATACCGAAGAAGAAGTCAGGTGTATCAGGGCGGCAGCGTACAAGTTAGGCATGACCATTGAGTCCTCTCGTTGTGAGGACCAGAGGTACTGGGTCGGACGGAAATCTTGATGATGCCTTTTCTATCCAGTAGTTATGACGGGCCAATGTCGCCCGAAGCAAAAGAAGAACTGCTTCATGACATGTGGGAGCAGGGTATGCACATCATCCCTTGTGGTTCGCCAACTGAGGTAGTGCCGCAGTACTTCCGCACCAGGCATCCCTTCGATACGGAGGATGAGCTTAAGGCTAAGTGGGCCAAGACACCACGGGTGAAGTGGCAGCACTATCAAAAGATCCAGCCATCTCAAGATGAGATTAAACAGTGGCACAGTCAATACCCACTGGCGAACTGGGCTGCGATCACAGGCATTACGTTCAGTGTGGTTGATGCAGACAGTGATGATGCCATTAATTGGATCGACGCTGGGGCAATCACAAGAACACCACTGAAGCAGACAACACCACGGGGTGGTGCTCACTACTTCTATTCACTTGGAGCTACCGTTGTTCGTAACAGTGCAGGCAAGAACAAGCTCGATGTCCGTGGTGATGGCGGCTATGTAATGGTCGCACCTTCGCATGGTTATGTGATGACATGCGATGACACCTACGGAGCAGTTGGGTCAATGGATGATCTACCCGCCCTGGTGGATAACGATCTGCAAATGATGCATGTCTTTAATACAGGCAGCAAGGTTGAGAATATACGGGACAAGCTGACTGAAGCACCACAGGAGCAGGGTACTCGCAACGATACCTTGGCAAGGCTTATTGGTAAGTGGGTCAAGGAAGGTTGGGGCATGCGTGAAGTGCTGATCAAGGCACAGGACTGGAATCAAACATGCTTCCCACCGATGGACTTGATTGAGGTTACCCGTACAGCCATCAGCATAATCAACGGGCATATCAAGCGACACCCAGATGATGTCAATGCAGGGGTCATGGGGTGGGAGACAAGCAAATGGCAGACTGATATCAATGAAGACCTCAAGGTCATTCAGTCACAAGAAGATCCCATAGAAGAAAAGCGTGAGGGTGATGAGCAGTTAGAGGCAGGCCCACTAGGGTTGAAGCCGTTCAGTGATACTGAATGGGTAGACATGAACGACGATGGCATTGAGCAGTTCTGGGGTGATGCATTCATATTCCAAAAGAGCAGGGTGTTACTGCTGGGTAAACCAAAGATCGGTAAGTCCAATTGGTTGGGTGCATTTGCAGCGGGAGCTACCACCGGCACAGACTTCATGGATGTGGAGTTCAGCAGGCCACTCAAGGTGATGTGGTTCCAGGCAGAGATCATCGCAGAGTTTCTCAAGCGCAGGATAGATACCTACTTCAAGCGGTTTGAGTTTGATGATGACCTGAAACGTATGGGTCACAACAACCTGATCATCAGTGGGCGGTTGAGAAAGAACCTAATGCGTGACCAAGACATAGAACAGTTCAGTCAAGAGATCGCGTTTCACAAGCCAGACATTGTGATGATAGACCCCATCATTAACTTCTTTGACGGGGAAGAGAACAGCAACACAGAGATACGTAAGCTGCTGGATCGCGTAGATATGCTGATGGATATGCACAACGTCACAGTGATCATAGCCCACCATACAGGTAAAGAACGGGCAGACGATAAGACGTTCATGTCAGCGCGTGGCGGCTCCGTGTTCGCTGGTTGGTTTGATAGTGGCATCAAGCTGGGTGGTGAGAAATCAAACGTGTCGGTCTTCTATGAAGCGCGTAATGCTATGGAACCTAAAGAACACTTAGCAAGCTTCGACTTTGATGATGGCATGTGGAAGGTATCAGACTTAATGCAGCGCAACATCAAGCCTCAACTGACAGAGGATGATGAGGTAGCCATTGCCAACGTGGTAGTGGATGCCATGAGTAGCACCACGTTTTATAAGAGAAAAGAATTAGAACTGCTGGCCAAGGAGGCTTTGAGTAAGGCCAAGATGTCCAGTGGTGATAAGGCTGGGCAGAAGGCGGTGTCTTATGTCCAGAAATATAAAGGTAGTGTAGTCAAGACGCATGCCGTTCCAGGCAAGGCGGTGTGGCATTACCTTGAATCAAATGAAATGACAAGACCATGGGAGTCAGAAGAATGAACGAAGCAAAGCGACCAAAGATAAGTAAGTGGGTGTATGAGGTGATGCGGGATGCTGGTAGACCTATAACCCGCAAGGCAATCGTACTAGAGTTGAAGCATAGAGGCAGAGAAGTCAGCCGTGATCAACTGGGTACTGTGTTAAGTAACATGCGTGGAAGAAAGCAGTTGGTAGTTTCAGGTAAGAAGCTTAAGAAGTTTTCTGTGAGTGAGTTGCCTATTGCCCCTTGGGATAGGGCTAAGAAGGATGTGGATAAGAAAGACAAGCCTGTGCAGTTCAACCTTAAGCAGGTTGAGATGAAGGATGTGGTTGTTGAGCCTGTTAAACCTATTAAACCTGTAGCTAAGGCGGAAGTAGTACCTGCGCCGAAAGAAGTTAAGATGAGTGGCCAAGAGAGCCTGATGCTGGTGTACCTGCGCGTTAAGATAGCGGCAATGGTGTTATGTACTGGTGCGGTTGCAGGCTTGGCGGCAGTGTTAGCCACAAGATTGTTATAAGACGGGCAAAAAAATCCCGCCAGCGGTGCCAAGATGGTGAGAAAAAAGCACATGACGGGAACCCACAAAGCAACGGGGTGAAGTCACCCTAACAGATGGTTAATAGATACGCGAGCGGAGCATGAAAGTATGGCAAAGGTAACGCTAGAAGCAGAGGTAGAAGAGAATCTCATCGAGGAGTTCGTTGGGACAATGAAAGAGTTGAATGTGTTGAGCAGGGCAAACGAGGATCTCAGCGAGTCAATGGGGTTCTTAGCCAAGACCATAGGTAAGAACACAGCCGATATCAGGAAGCTCACAAAGTCTGTGGAAGGATTGATGTCAGCGATACAAGCAACAGGTAAGTAAACAAAGCAACGGAGGATGATCAGGTGAGTGATGGTATGGTGAGTGAACGGGCAGAGGGTGATATGTTTATATCTGCAATTAGAGCGCAGGAATTAGCGCATGATAATTACATATTAGATAAGCTTAAGTCCGTGGTGACAGATAAGTTCACCGAAGAACAGAAGCGAGAGATCTTGAGCATGCAGTACGGTGGTGTTCCCTGCTCCAAGATCGCACAACGCATGGGAACCACCCCATTAGTGGTGACTAGGTTGATCAACAGAACGTCTTGGCCAGGGCCTAGGCAGTCGGGTTAGGAGGGCGTATGAAGGTAGTTGTTAACAACGAATGGCACATTGAATGTATCTCGTGTGAGGCCCAATACTATGTGGCTGAGTACCCAGGCATGGACTACAGCGGGTGCCGTCACTGTGGAAAAAACGTACTGTACGTGACCGATCATAGGGTGAAGGTTGAGCCTGCGAAAGGGCCGAATGGTAGGGGTGGGCGTAAAGAAACTGTTGGGCGTGGTGACACACTTAGGCCCTAAAGTTAATGTAGTTTCGAGGTTTGCGCGGGTGCCTGGATACCCTAAAAGCGTAGGGTCACGGGGGTTTTTTGAAATTGACCCTGCCCTGTGGATAAGTCACCTAAGTCATTGATTTATATAGTAGGGTCACGGTGGGTCATAGGGTCAGCGTGACCCTGCCTGACCCTTGACCCTACCCCTACCTAAGTCCTTGATTTATAAGGGTGGGTCATAGGGTCATAGGGTCACTTCTAAAGAAGGGGAGAGAGATATAAATATCTCCCCTACGGGACACCCCCTTACTCCCTTCTTAGAAGAGGGGGTAAGAAAGGAAAAAAAATTTTGGAGTTTTAATTATGAGTAGTGATTTGTTGGGCGCAGAACAGGTGAGTGAGGATGAGTATGATGCTGACACTGACATACTTAATAGTCCAAAGCGGCATGCGATTGCTAAGTTTAAGGAGCGTCCGTTTACAAAAAAACAACAGGCGTTTATCCAGGCATTTGTTTATCAAGATCTGACCAACACAGAGTGTGCGTTTCGTGCAGGTTACTCAGTGCCAACACAGTCGGCATCGATGCTGCTTAATGATCCCAGATACACGCATGTGCAGAATAAGATTAGGGAGCTACAAGAATCTAACCAGAAGAAGTATGAGATTACTTTTGAGAAGGTTGCGCGTGATCTTCAGATGATCAGGGATGCAGCAGTTGAGGATGGTTCGTATGGGGCGGCAGTAACTGCTGAGTTGGGCAGAGCAAAGTTAGCAGGGCTGATGGTTGATAAGAAAGAGATCAAGCATGGTCGTATCGATCAGATGGATAGGTCAGAAGTTGAGTCAAGACTCAAGGCGTTGATCGATAAGAATCAGCTTGCGCCTGTGCTCATGGAGAAGGTGGTGAGTGAGGAGGAAGTTGAGGAGGAGGAGGTGGAAGAAGAAGATTTTTCTGACATCACAGAGGAGGAGGCTGAGATCATGGAGCAACAGGCTGATGCCATGGCGGAGGTTGAAGCGATTGATGGCTTTGAAGAATGGGATGATGAGGATGATGAGGATGATGATGATGATGATGATGGGGAGGATGAGATCCTCGACTCCGAAGAGAACGAGGATGGTGAGGAGGACTAGACAAGGTGCCTAGGTGGTCTGAACATCTTGCCCTTACGCATAAGTTCAGTAAGTCGCTTAGGCTTAGGTAACTTCACAGGTTGCTGCGACCTGAATGCCTTGAGCCTATGGCTTGCACTACAGAATCTAGACAGTGGGTGGTGAGCCTTGAATGGTTCACCGCACCACTCACACTTGAAGTCACGCAGAACACGGTGCTTGTGTATCTCAGCAGAGTTCTCACGCAGCCCACCCCATTCAGCCTCATCTTGAGAGGGTGAGGTAGGTGAGGTAGGTGAGGCGGGTGATGCAGGCTGATCAGTATAGTTCGACGGCATTGGGTAGCTCATTAACCTTTGTTTGAAGTGATGTCCATGCAGACTTGAGTGCGGCTTCTTCTTCCTTGGTGTGGGCTTGCGACCAGAAGCATGTGCCTATCAGGCCATGTATGCGCGGGTCATCTGTTGATGAACTCATCATGCGTAACAGTAACTCACGCTCAATGATGGTCAGGTTGATCAGAAAAATTGGATCGGCAGTGTTCGTATCACTCATGGTTAGCTTCCTTTGGTTGATGATTTAGGTGTGGATGTAAAACCCCACTGCTCTGCACATGCAGCAGCTATGCCCTCGTAGGTGCGAGATCTTTGCTTCCAGCGGGTTTCACTAGGGCCAAGTTTGTTCTGCCCAGAGGGGGTCTGGTTGTCCCAGTACCCACACTCTGGCTTGTCTATGATGTTGGTGGGGGTCAAGGGCGGTAAGCCATGCAACCACAAGCCAGTCTTCTTGGATTCAGCATGACCAAATTGGTAGGGCTGAACATACTGCGTAGGCTTGATCGGTAAGACCCCTACTGGGTTCTCCATGCATACCTTGTCACATACAGTGGTGGCTAAAGACCAAAGCTTCATCGTCCAATCAATGGCAGCCAAGCGAAGATCATGCTTCGCCATGCCAGTACCATAGTGCGCGTTGCCAGATACACACAGCGCAGTACATTCAGGGTGCATGATGATCAGATCCCAGCGTTCGTTGGACTTGAGGACATCGATGCAGTCACCTTGTATGTGGTAGTCAGTCGGCGTGTCAGCAGGTAGCAGGTCGTTTGACCATGCGTCATGACCAGCAC